GTATGAATTTGTATGTCGTTGCATACTTTCTGAATATGGTATCAATGAAATCTTCTGAGTCATCAGCCTTGAACAATTCCTTAACCATTGCCAACAGTGATTCAGACGATTCAAATATGAACATCCGATGATCATTGTCAGTTTCTGAGATCACAAGATATGGGCAGAGCATGTATTTGTCTTTACCCATATTGATCTTGATAAGATTATCCCCATAAGCTATCCCAACCATGATATTGGGTCTAGCCTTGGATAATTTGGTCCAAAACATGAATTTGTAGCCCTTATAATAGTCCTCGTTTAAGACCGATAGATCGCTCTCTGAGCACTTCCTAAGTACATCGGCCCTTTCTATCGAATAAGGAACTACATAGTCGTTAAACGCCATTATATAGCCTCCTAGACCCCTTCTAGCGGGTTAGTTTGTCCCAAAGGTCATCTCCAGCCTTTGGATGTATCACAAGTCCATCGTTTGACCCCCATTCATCATAAACCTGACGACCGAAAGTCAAATATCCCGCATGAGTCTTTTCCATAGGATAGATATAGCAGAATGTGTTGATGGATTGGATTGTGAATTCGGAATTCGTTTTCATGTTTGAGATCATGCGATTCATTAAGCCTTCGGGACTTGACACGATCTCTCGTGGAATACAGACAAGAACTTCGTCCTCATCTTTCCTCTTGGCCAGGAAGAAATTATGAGTAGGTGCATCATCATTCTTGTATTCCTTAATAGTGGTAATACGACTACCACCGCATAATACGAAGTTGTATCCTCGAGCAGAATATACGTCAGTCAGGCTTCTAGAAAACCCTTCCACAACGCAATTATCTGATTCCGATTCGGATGCTTCCCATCCTTGGTTATATGACCGAAGCACAGGAGTTCCGTTTCGCAAATACATATGTTTCAAGTCGTAACCGTTGATCAGTCGGTAGTGACTTAATTTGTATTTGTCTTTCGTGGTCCACATGATCCAAGTAGGCATTAAAGCCCACTCGATATCTGTGATGATTTTGTCAAGCCAATTTTTAAGATTAGCAAGACCTTCTTTTAATTTTGCAAATAGTTCTTTCATTAGGTTATCCTTTCTGAAAATATGATGCGATTTCTCGCGTGGTAATTCAATTCCTAATGTTAATTAATGGATTATCCAAATCGTTGTAAATGAAGAACGATCGAATATGATGTTTTGAATGTCCGAAGAAGTGTATTGCTGATCTAGATAGTTTTGTAACGTCCAAATTATTTAGATATACATCGCCAGTTCTACCTAACGATGTATGACCGTAAATAATGATTTCGGAATCAGTCAACAAATCTGCTACAAAAGCAATATACACAAAATCAGAATCTCTTAGAGTAATGGCTCCGCTAGCAGCCAAGCAACGGAAAGAATATACCTTCCCGTCCTTCTTGATGATCAGACGATTAATCTTCCGAGTCGTCATCTTCATCACCTTCTTTGTCATCTAGTTCTACAAAACCAACTTCATGTTCAATACGTTTGTTGTATTCGTCCCACAGTGATTTGGAATCATCGTAGTCAGATTTAGGTAATCCAAACATACCAAAAGTATCATCATAATTTGGCTTGTTAGTGCGTCCACTTTCCAAATATGAGATAAAGGTATCATGGGTAACAGCGTCGAAGTCTTCGAATTCAATCGACATCTTATCGAAAACGAATTTCAGATACTCAGTCGCAGATTTCTTTCCGCCTTCGACGTGTAGGTTTTCAGCAAACCAAATAAGCAGCTCACCAATGCTTGCCCAGCTAGAATATTTAGATGCGAATCCAAAATATTCTACACGCTTGTCAATCAATTGTTGACGGATGTTGAGCAAGGCAATGTTTTGTTTGTTAGGAGTATATTCCCAAGCAAAGATAGGTGCAAAGTCATCAATAAGTTTTGAATTATGGATTCCTGCACGGTCAAGAACTAATGCACAATAGTAGTCATAACTATCTTGCGTGTCTTTGTCGTAGATCATACGTTCATACTCCATTTCATTAGCTTTAAGCGAGCGGATTGTATACATCATGTCATCAATGACCTTGCGAATTTCTTTCGCAGATCGCTTATCACGATAGTTTAGGAATCGATCCTTCATTTCGAATTCATCAAATTTACGAACTACAGAAATGGTATCTCCTTGTCCGTCAGGTAAGTCAATAACTTCTTCAGTCATTGGATCATACTCAATCCCAGCAGAGTTTTCATATGGAGTGATGTTGCGGATAATCATACCGTTTTCTTTACGCCATGCATGTCCATCACCAAATTCAAGAGGGTCTTGGTCCTGTTCAATATCACGTTCGAGATCCATCAGAGCATCGCGTTCTTCAAGACGTTTTTCAATCTCAGCAGCTTCGTGTGCTTCTAATAGTTCTTCATACGAAAGACCATCTTCTTCCAATTTCTTTTCTTCCTTATACCATTTATAGAGACGGTAACCGGCATAGCCGATACCCGCCACTAAAACAGTATATCCCAAAATCTTCAAGTTTCTATTCATTATTGGAATATCCTTTCAAAATTTAATTAAGCTTGTTCGTCCGCTTCTGCGTAGATGTTTGGAGCGTAACGGTTGCGTGGGCGTTTCCAGCGAACATATGTTTGTGGAACCATAGCTTTAGCTTCTTCATCCCACATATCAAATGTATCCCATTCAATGTAGAATTGATCAGTGTCTGACCAGAAGAATGGCAAAGCAGCTGATGGTACTTCAAATCCAAGTTGTTCCAACACGTATGGGAATGTCAATTCGCCCCATTTAGCCATTTTAGGAATTAAGATTTCATTGTAGATTTCTTGAATTGTGCGCTCATTGTATTCTGGTTCGCCAGGCGAGTTGAGGTTAGAATTCTTGAAATATGCACCATAGAAAAGCCCTTCGCTAGGCACTTCAACAGTAGTTTCAATTTCATTTCCGTCCTCGTCGGTGATTGTGATTTTACGTGTGTCATGAGGAGTATCGAGACGTTTGAATGTTTCTTCGTCAAGGATTTCCTTAGCACGTTTGCGGTATCGTGAATGTTCTTCTGTGATTACCGCGAGAGCAGCCGTAACAGCTTTGAGGCGATTGTTCTGTATAGCGTATGAAAGTCCGATAGCAGCGCAGCTAGTGACCCCAAGCAAAACAGGAATAGCAATGTCTTTGGCAACCTCAGTAGCGATTTCAACTTTTGATGGGACAATTCCATCCTCCTTCATTTCCTCAAATTTTTCTAAAGTCTTATCGACTTTCTTAGCTGCTTGATAAGATGTTACAGCAGTAGCAACGAGGCCTACACCTCCAGCGATAACCAATGCAAGTGGTGCATGTTTGATTCCAAAGTTCCTAGCAGCGACCAGTCCGCGACGTGAGTTCTTAGCGAGGTCTGCAAAATTAATTGATGGTAATTTCATTATGTGTTCTCCTTTTATAAAATAGTGTTGATAACTTCATTGGATTCTTCTTTGAGAAGAGAATATCCGCAGATGTTTGATAAGATGAATGATGAGTTAGCTCGAACCTTACGCTCTTTATTAATATGAGCATCGTGTTCAAATTCTAGAACCCCATCGTTAATAGACAACCCTGTTACATTACTGAATAACAGAGGTTGCTGGTTTTGATGCGTGTGTTTCTGATAAATCCTAACCCGCATATGTTTCCTCCTGTAGTACTTTTCCGTGTTGGGCACGTTTGATAGCTGCATCACGGTATTCATCCACAATATGCTTGTATTGCAAATATGTAGACGGAGTAAATCCATGTTTGTTTTGCAGATCTTTGATTCGTTGTCTCACGCCACGTAAATGAGTGTGCATCGACTTGAAGTCAAATACATCTGCACTATTGATCATACCAATAGTCATTCCTGAAACTTGATTCTGCTTAATTGAGATTTGTTCTTCTTTACGCATAAGATAATCGATGAGAAATGCGTACTCCGTTTCTGGAGTCCAATGCAATGAATAAGAGTTGATTTTGCGTACTGCGACCATAATTAAGCCTCCTGCTTTTGTTTAATAGCTATCTTGCGAATATCGGCACGTTCAAACACATGCTCGACAGTTTCGTTAATTTCAACCAAATGTTCAATAATAGTAACAGTGGTTTCGCTGCGTGTGTATGTCAATTGTAGTTCCTTACCGTATTGGTCTTTAGGAACGTAGTTAAAATATTCACGACTTCCATCGCGAAATATAACGTCAATCTTTGTGATCATTTAGGCCTCATTTCTTCAACCAAGCAAATGCCAGGATGATCCAACCAACAGGGCCAATACAAAGTAAAAATAGTGTAGCAAGTAAGTTTTTCATTTTAGTTTCCTCCGTTTATCTTTTAATCCAATCCATGAATATGAGTAGCCAACCAATAGGCCCACAAGCGAACAAATATAAGTATGCTAGATAGCGTCTCATTCTTCGTCCTCCAAATATTCAGATCCGAACATACCAATTCGAATTCCGTCTTCCTTACAAATAGCATCGAATGCGAAATATGATTGTACGCATCCAATAACATAACCGATTCCAACCAAACCAATACCAATAACGAATTTCTTCATTAGTAAACTCCTAACTAAATTTCCTCAACAGGTGGGAATTGAATTGTATATCCTCCACCACGCGCAGCGACAATTTTAGATCCGCGAAGATCTGTCCAACCATAAGAATTATCAGTAAACCTTGATGAAATATCCGATAGTTCATAGTAATCTGCCACAGATACAACTTTGTAATGCTCAAGGTTACTTAACATGATGTTAAAGATTTCCTGAGCTTCCTGCGCAGTTTCAAAGTCAACGTATTTCAACACATCGGATGTCTTTTCGGAACGACGATTGAATTGTCTATCGTAGTCAATACGTCCTCCGCCTCGATATGTGTCCATACGAGTAACATTGTTTCGTCCACGACCCCAGTATTGTGTAGGCTGTCGATGATAAATATAGTCATCACCCAACACGGCTCTTTTGATCGCAGTTGTCGTAATATCGACGAAAGTGTTTTGAGCACTTGGGATAATAACCTCATGCACAAGATGTTGTACAACACCTTTAAATCCACCTTCACCGAAAAATAGTAATCCCGCTCGAGATAACAAACTAGGTTTGCGTACTCGACCTTTAGCTACTGCCTTCTGCTTTTTACGCACAGCAGTCCCGTCATTCTTTTCTACCTTAGTAGATTTTTGTTTTACCTTATTGTAGTCAACCATTATACTCTCCTAACATTCAATACTGCAGACCATTCGTATGTTACAGGGTCCATTTGCTTCTTGACACCGTCTGCAATATATGTTCTTCCTTCAAACCAAACACGATTATTATAACCATTAAGTTCGGTTGCTAGATCCGCCAACGTAATATCACTGGCGTTGTCTAATGGCACAAAGAATCTACCAGTGACAGAGTTAAAATCAGGGACATACATTGCGTCATAATCTTCTAATATGACCGCCATATATGTCTATGCCTCCTTTCTACGGCAAAAAATAAAAGAGGGTGTAATAACCCTCCAGTATTAGTCAATATCTTCCGATTCGAACTCAACGTCAATAACGTCGTCTTCGTCATTCTTAGATTTAGACCCAGCGAGTAGTGAGATCACGAAAGCTCCAGTCCCGATCAAGGCTGCTCCAACTAATACTTTCTTAGCCACTGGACGCCACTTGGCAATTTGTTGTGCCATAGTAAGCTTTTCCGGTTCAGCTACGATAGTAGTTGTAACATCTTGCTCAACTGCAGCTTCTGCTGCTTTCACTTGCTCATCTGAGATAACCTCAGTTTGATTTTCAACGATTGTTTCTTTTGACATCTTTGTGTCCTCCTTTGTTTTAATATCGTTTCATTATCTGCTATGTAATTTCTGCGACTACTTTTTCCAAATTTTGGATAGTAACGTAATTGTAAATACAATCCATACAGCGCCGGTTATTCCGATTACTACAGATGGACCATAAATAACGGCTGGAAATATCCCTAACGCAATCCCGCAGATAATTGAGAATGGTACGGATAAAACCAGCACAGCAGCTGTTAAAATAATTTTAACGGTCGATGTATTCAACTTCCTTAATCTCCTCCTCAGTTCAAAATGTTTCGAATTCCTCCATATCAGAGCGTTCGAAATGAATGGTGAGATTATCAGGGAGTTCCATTTGTACTTCAGAGCTGCAAGCGTAAAAATTATCACGAAGAGTGTCCATGTCTTTGAGCGACATTGGAATACGAATATGTTTTCTCATTAATATTTCCTCCCTAAACGGCGAATAGTGCCGTATTCGTTCACCAGTAAAATAGTATTGACAAATCCATCAGTACTCGGGATACCGACAGACTTGTCTTGAATAGCATATTGCTTGTTGTTAATAACCAGCACATACTCACAATTTAAATCCAACATGTGTACGATCGAAATAGGTATATCCACAACAACAGAACTAATTCGTCCATCAGATGTTGGGAATGTATCCTCATATTTACCGCCAAATGTTGTAGTTGTCCCTTTGTAATAAATAGACAAAGAGATGTTTTGTTTCTGTTCCATACCAAACCTACCTCAAATATGTATTGTCCTGCAAAGCTTGTTGCAGAA